TGAAGAAACCTCAAGAGAATGGATACTGTGGGTTTCACAGACGCCAGTGTCCCGGATACAAGTCACCGGAGAAGGTGGAAGATGATGCACCGGCGCCATGGGACACTTAGAGATTTCACACGTAAATTGATGAATGGGAAGCAAAAGTGATCTTTTACTTTCGAGTCTCTCCAAGTTTTTCGACATTCCCAAGAATCGTGATCAACTCAGTGACATTATAGGTCACGGAAAAGGGCCGTCTCTTCGGAAACTCGAGTGGTTCGTGACAAACTATTCAAAGGCGAACCATGTGTCCTTTACGGCTCCGAACGGCAAGGTCTTTACGGTACACGTAGCATACAAGTCCAGCTTGGACGGGTACAGTAAAAAGCTTTTCGATCCATTTTGTCGGACGGAACGCATAGAGTTCCACGGCTTGTCGACGACGGTAGGTCAACTGAACTTTTTGCGTTGGGCAATTTCGAACGGAATTGTAGAGGCTCTTCAAAAGCTTACAGAAACGGAAGGGAAGCAAAACCACCCTGAAATTGTAAAAGACTGTACCCATAATAAAACAAGTACAAGTTGTATCCACTAATGAGCTGATTTGTATAAGACTGATTGAAATTCAGCTGTATATACGTCGTCTGTGAATTTAACTTTGAAAAATTCAAGTACCCACCCTGATTGTATTCTTTCGGAGAGAGACCGAAAGAATACGTATAGATATTCTTTGAAGGAATTGAGAGGTAGTGTTCCATGGGCTGTTTGAATGAATAGTACAGAGACCCTTGGAACTTGCTCAGAATGTCAATATTGTTCAATGTTATTTTTGCATTGTCAATGACATCAACGAAGTTAGAGGGTCCAGATGGGAACTGAAGTTGAATACCCGTCTGAATGTACTGCGTCGTGTATCCGTAGCTGTATCGAGACGCATAGTATCGACCATCAGATACAGTTTCGTAGTTTTTGTTTCGGAAAAACCACGTGAGAACCTGAACTGGATAATTAGCCGTTAATTGAAGAGTCGTTGTGGAACTATTAAACGTGAGTGCCGACTCTTTCTGAACGCGATTGACAATGTACTTGAGAGGTGTGTTTTGATAATAGAGTTTCTCCGCATTTTCCAAGAGAATTTCCTCTGTAATGAGGTTCGGCCACAGTGCCGTTCCCACCGGATACACATCTGTGTTGTTTGCTATGGGGGCATTACACCACCATGTGTTGGGTTGGAAGGTGAAACGCACGTATAAACGCTGGTTCCACATGGCGCATAAAGGCAGGTAAGGCTTTCGAAGGCGTTCCCGTCCTTTATTGTTGTGTGAGTGACGACGACAGAAGAAGAATTCGAGAGGAATTGTTATCGTGCTTTGTGGAACGAGGGTTTGAGGCGATGTATATGACAAAATAGCAGATCCAGACCCCCCAGATCCGGGTGTGGTCCCGAAAGCGCCACCGCCGCCGCCACCCGACCCGTACCCCCCAGACGTTGCACCGTTGTTAATTCTTTTAACAACATTGTGTCCCGTATCCGCCACGAGTATGTTCCCAGTTGTTTCTACAAAAACTCCAAATGGACTCGAGAAATTCCCCGAAAGTATTTGAGTTACAGTCGCGCCTGCAATTTTGAATATTCCAGTGTATCCCGCGTCCGCAACGTATACGTTCCCTTGAGAATCAACGCTCGTGCTATATGGTATTTTCCATCCAGTCAGTGGTGTCGCAAGTGCCACTACAGAACCACCAACGAGAATTTCATATATTTGGGCCAAGCCGGCATCGGCGACGTACACGTTTCCGTTCGAGTCGACCGAGAGGCCACTCGGCGCCACCCACCCTCCTACAGGCGCCCCCAGTGTCTGAATCGTTCCATTCACAAGAATAACCTTCACTTGTTGGTTCCCCGTATCAGATACATACACGTTTCCCTGTGAATCAACTGCAACTCCTTGGGGCGCCACAAAACCCGAACCTATTGAAACGACGTTCGATCCGTCGGCGTTCATGCGTTTTATAGCATTGTTGTTGGTGTCGGCAACATATACACGTCCAAGGGTATCAGCAGTAACGTCCTGTGGAGCATTGAAGTTTCCAAGCGCAAGGTTAACTATGGTCCCGTTCGGTAGAACTTTCTTTACAGAATTTTCATACGTAACTGCAACGTATATGTTTCCGTAAGAATCGGAAACGGCAGCTTCTGGATTGTTGAATGAAAAAGATCCGAGAATGCTAAAGTTTGTAATGGAACCTCCTGCAATTTCAACAACCTGATTCGCCCCCGTGTTTGCTACATACACGTTTGACGAAGAGTCTACAGCAACTCCCGTCGGGTAAAGCACACTCGGGTAATATGCTAAAAGAGTATAAGATTGCGAAACCACACCGTATGACCACACGTTACTGTTATACGTATCCGAAATGTACAAGTTTCCGCTTTTCCAGTACATGGCAGTTACATTACTCCATCCACCAGAAGGCTGTGCAATATTTGAAATACTACTCGTGGTACTGTTCACCACTGAAACGTTTGTTGTTTGTGAAACATACACGTTTCCTTGGGCATCAACCGCAACACCACTGAGACCGTACCATCCACCCGCTGGTCTCGTTACATTAGAAACGGCCAGCGACGTACTGTTAATTTTAAACACGTTCCCTTGAGGGGGGCACACGACAAACACATTCGACGATGAATCAAGTGCAATTCCAGTTGGATTTTTAAAACCAAACGATGGTGGCGTATATGCTGTGATTATCCCAGTTGTGCTATTGACTTTTTTCACGGCATTATTTCCTGTATCAGAAACGTATACGTTTGATAATGAATCAACAGCAACACCATACGGAGTATTGAAAGTACTCGTGCCTATGTTTGTAACAGTCGCACCATTTGGACTGATTTTTCGAACAATATTGTTTCCGCTATCAGCGACATAAACGTTCGATCCTGAATCAACAGCTATACCTATTGGGCTTGCAAATCCATTGGTTGTTCCTATAGAACTTATGGTTTGTGTAACGACGCCATTGACATTCACAGCCCCAGTACCACCTCCTCCAACGCCTCCTTGGATGGCAAGGGTACCAGTTATGGACGTGTTTGATGCCCCGCCGCCGCCGCCTCCATAATAGGCGCCCTGAAAGCTTGCACCCGCCCCTCCATGTCCGAGTGTCAGAGGAGACGTGAAAGCAAGTGCGCCCGTGCCCGTCGTTGCGTACGCGTTTGCACCCGACCCTCCACCCGATGGGTAAGAAATGTTCGACGAATATTGAAACGCAACGTTCGAAACAAACCCAGTACCACTCGCACCACCGTATGCTCCTCCAAAACCGCCCGTCGCCACGTAACCTCCAAAACTCGAGGTTCCTCCATTTGAACTCAACTGGGTTCCCCCGTTTCCAACGACGACGGAATACGTTCCGGGCGGTAAAAATACAGTTTGGTTGAACACCCCACCCCCACCGCCTCCGTTTCCGTTAAAGAAGGTCAAGGTGTTGCTCGTGCTCGGTATGATGTTTGACCATGACGAAAAAGCCCCGAACGTGTTGCAAGTGACGCTCGTTGGTGTCACCGCCGACACGTATACATTCGTCGTGAAAGCTGGAGCATTTGTGACTGTTATGTATGCGTTTGCACCCACGTAAGCGCCAACTGTATTTGATAGTTTGACCGTGAATGTCGTAGGATTGCTTACATATCCAGTAATATTACTTGTTATATTCGAAGTGTATGTCCCGACGGCCCCCGCGCCTCCTCCACCAACAACCGTGAGATTCACGGACGTTCCATAAGTCAAAGTAAATGTACCACTGTTCAAAAATGTATGAATAACATTACTCCCAGAAATTACAGTCGAATTGCCTCCAGACCCAAGATATGTAACTGGTGATGCAGCGGCTGGGTTCAAGGCCGTCTGAATGCCGAGCTGTTCATCCGCGTCCAGAAACATCTGATCACGAATTACGTACCAGTCATCATACAAAGTCTCCACAATTGTTTCATTCACGAGGAGATCAACTTGTTTCAAAAGAGCTCGGCCGACGTTCGGTGTGTAATTTGCACCACTGGGAAGTCTGGGAAGAGTCACTGAGAGATACATGTTTGACATGAGGTGACCCAGCTCCGTGGGTCTCAACTCAATTTGAACAACCTGACCTTGATATGAAGGATTTGGAGGAGGGAAAGGGTACACCTTTTGATACATCACAAAGTTCGAGTATCGTTTAAACTCTGGATTCCATTGCGACTTGCTAAAATCATCGGTCCAAAGATACTCTTCTTGCGGCCCAATAGCTTGAAGAGACAAGACTGACCCAGAACTGAACCCTTTGTTTTTTTCTTCAATGTACTTGCTCTCGGGGAAAAGTCGTGTTCCGAGTTGAGGGTCTTGCCATTCCACACCCGTGTTGAGATCTCTGAGTTCGGGCGAGTTTCCTGCATGAACGTTCGAGTTGAGTTGGACATTTACATCTGGAATGTTTAGACCGGGGGACACGTAATTTGTAAATCTACCGGGAACAAATGTATTTGTAAATAAAGGTTCTTGAATCATAGAGGGAACTCCGTTCACGTATACAGGAACGGAGTTATTGGGGGGTGTGCTTCCGTCCATGGGAACGAGTGTTGCAAATGTAGAACCTTGAAGATTCTGAGAATAGGATGTGACTTGCATAGGAACGCGAAACGTCGGAAGGCCCGTAATGAGCCACCCAGCAGTTGTTTGTACCGGTGGAGGCGCCGAAAAATAAAAGGTTGTTGCATTTTTAATTGTTGTGTAGTATCCGTATATAGGAACTTGTGTTCGGTTGTTGTTGTACTGTAGCTGATTGGGTGGATAAAGAATCCCCGCCAACGTCTGTTGAGTACCCTGTACATTCTGGTCAGTATCCGTCTGCAGTGTAAAAGACCATTTGTAACCTCCATAGTCTGTATCCCCTGCCACGTTCGATACTCCTGTTACTTGAATTTGTCCCAAAAGACCCGTGATGCCAGCAGCCGACCACCCAGCGCTTACAGGGACTATAGGGACATCTGTTGTCGCATAAAACGTCACTTGAGTCGGTCCAGTGACGGAATAAAACCCACTCACGTCAACGGGAGATAGTGCAACGGGCGTTTGTTGAGGACTCGGTGGAGAGGGCACTGGAGCCGCCACGGAGACGGGGGACGACGGCGGTCCTACATCTTTATTGAAAAAATTGAATACTGATGATTGAATCCTCTGTTCGAGTGTGACCACGTTTTGGAATGCCTTTTGCATTCCTTTCTACAACTCGCTCAGATTATTCTTCCACATTTGAAGCACACTCGTCGCCTTGAGCGTGTCCCGATCCGCCTTGCGCTTTGCGACCAATTCTTGAAGACGGGTAACCTCTTCAGACACGTACTGGTACGTCTTCACATCCATGAGCTTCTCCCAAATTTCATCCTTAAATTGCGCCTTTGACAACTGAAGCTGGACTTGGGCCAGTGGGACATTCAGGACCTTGAGTGACCCATTGATCACGCTGGTAATGAACCGAGCCTTTTCACTGAGCCACTCAATTTCAGAATCAAATTCCTTGAGAAGCCACGCCTTGCGTTTCTTGTAGACCTGAATCCGAATGTCCAAGTAATCAACCAGAATCTCCTCGGGACTGTTATATTTCTTGACTGCCCCGTTAGGCCCGATCAGGTACATGTTACTCGTGTGAACCGTCTTGGTCAGACCGAGGTCTTTGGGGTCGCCGCCCCAAATGCGAAAGTCGGGCGTCGTTTCTGTCGAGTGATTCTCGTACTTTTGGATCGTCCCTTTTTCAACCAGATCGTCCAAGTGTTCCTTGAAGTCTTGGATCCACTTTCCCGGAGGCAACTCCGTCACGTGGAGCTGGGTACCCTCCTTTTCGACAATGCCCTCGAGGACCCATGTATGATCCTTGGTCTTTGTCACCTTGCCCTTGAACCCCTTGAAGTGTGGGACCATAGGGACCATTGCCACCTGATTCAGGGCGCACTCGATATTGTGCTTGATGATTTGGAGATCATAGGGAGGAACGGAACAGCTGAAGCCGGTCCCGATACCCTCTGACCCATTCACGAGAATCATGGGAACTATCGGCGCGTAAAATTCGGGCTCGACCTGTTGGCCATCATCCATCACGTAGGACAGGACTGCATTGTCTGCCGGATTGAAAATCTTGCGCGTCTGTGGCGCCAGCCGTGTGAAAATGTACCTAGAGCTCGCAGCGTCCTTACCACCTGCGAGGCGCGTCCCAAACTGCCCCGAGGGCTCGAGCAGGTTCAAGTTATTTGCACCCACGAAATTCTGGGCTAAATTGACGATGGTTCCTTGAAGGCTGGCTTCGCCGTGGTGGTACGCTGTCTGCTCCGCGACGTAGCCTGCAAGCTGTGCCACCTTCATGTCGCTCGTGAGCCCCTTCTTGAGGCACGCGTAGATGACCTTGCGCTGGGAAGGCTTGAGACCGTCGGCCACGTGTGGGATCGACCGCTTGATATCCTCGGCACTAAAGTTTGCCAAGTCCCTGTGAACGAAATCAGAAACAGACAACTTGGCGACTTGGCCATACGGAATACCCTTGGGGGGGCTTGCCATGTGTTTCGTGAGCCACTCCTTGCGGTCGTCACTGAGAGCCTTAGCAAAGGCGAGATTCATAGACTCATTCATGTCCTTGTCCGCCCCAAACGCCACGGTCAGCTTATCAATTTGCTTGAAATACTCCTTTGCCTCGGCGCTCGTGGATGTTCCCAGACCCTTGTAGTACTTGACCGGTCCGGGCAAGCCACCGGACCGTTGAGCCTGTGCGTCTCGGAAGGCGTCCTCCGTGAAGAACCACGTCTTGCCCGCCTTGATCACGGGGGTCACCATCGAGACCACAAAGCCCAACTCAATCAACTTGGGCCAATACACGTGGAACATGTTGAGGACCAGACCCTTGATATGTGAGCCGTCCAGATCTGCGTCCGTCATAATCATAAGTCGACCGTACCGTAAATCTCTCAGCGAATTGTAGACTTTACCATGTTGGAGCCCAAGGATCTTTTTCAAGTTGCTAAACTCTTCATTATCAGTCACCTGTTTTACCGAAGCGTCCCGAACATTGCGTGGCTTACCCCGGAGTGGAAACACGCCAAACGCGTTGCGGCCTACAACGCTCAGACCAGCAATGGCAAGAGCTTTCGCCGAGTCACCCTCCGTAATGATGAGCGTACACTCGTGACTCCTGTGGGTCCCGGCCCAGTTGGCATCGTCCAGTTTCGGAACGCCCGTGATCCTAGACTTTTTGGACCCATCTGTCTTTTTGAGTTCCTTGTCGACAACGGCCAACCCCTTGGAGACCAGATCGTCCAACACACCAGAGGCCAAGACATCTTTGATGAATTTTGGTGGAAAATTGGGTGTATCGGTAATCTTTGAAGTACACTCCGCCTTGGTCTGACTACTGAATGTCGGGTTGATGATTGTGGCCTGAACAAAGACAAAGAGGGACGCCTTGATTTGGGCAGGCTTCAGGGATGCACACCGCTTGTCTTTTGAGAGCTCATCCACGAGCGCCTTGACCACCTTGTCCACATGGGACCCACCTTTGTGTGTCGCAATGCCGTTGACCCACGAGCACTGTTGGAACCCCCCGCTCGTAGAGTGACCGATGATGACACTGAGCCAAATTCCTTCGACCATCTTCAGATTCGTGGATCCATAGGCGGCAAGGCCATGCATCTTCGTATAATCCTCAAGGCTCGGGACTTGGATCAATTTTGAATTCAAATAGACCTTGGCTTTGGGACACCATATGGCCGCGTCCCATGTTCGCTTCTCGGCCACCTTTGCAAAATCACCCAGACCTCCGAACCTCTTAAGATCGGGCACAAACCCGACCCGAACATAGACCCCGTCGGACGTGTTTTCAACGTCGGGCGGGTCGCACTTGCTCATGTTGGCGTGCCACATCTGGCGGTATGTCTTCTTCCCATCGCTAATAACGATCCAAAATTTGTTTGAAAATACATTCGCAAGTTTCGCGCCGTACCCGTTTCTTCCACCCGTGACTCGTTGCTCATCGTCATTATAGTTTGAACTGGTCAAAAGGTGACCAAAAATGAGTTCGGGAATCCAGAGGGGGGAACCCTTCGAGTCCTTTTCAGTCTCGTGTTTCCTGATCGGAATGGCAACACCCCAATTTTCGATCGAAATTGTGTTGTCTGAAACATCGACGAGAATTTGTGTGATTTTCTTGGGGTGCAGAGAGTACTGGTCAATTGCGTTGACCAGAACTTCGTCAAAGATTTTGACTAGTGCAGGTGATACAGATAGAACAGAAGGTTCAAAACGTCCAGCCACACGCGTCCAGTACGTTGAGGACTCGGGTGCCAGGGATCCGACGTAGGTGTCGGGGCGCTTAAGGATGTGTTCCACATGGGATAGCCGTTCATATTGCATTTGGTTACCTATATTACGCTTGATACCTTTAGGCCTGTTTCAGGGCGCTGGCGTTGACATTCTTCACTGCATTCTGAACTGATTTAGTAACTACGTGAGCCGTTTTGTACAAGTGATCATAGAACCCACCCGCCTGAAGCACAAGGTGGGCCAATGTGAAAATGACGGCGCTCGTTCCGATCGCAGGGCCTATGGGGTCCCCGTGGTTCTTTGCTACGATGATTTCGCCAGACGTCACAATTGCGACGAAAATGATCGTCTCGAGACCAAGAGCCATAGAAGGTCCGAGACTCTTGAAAATACCCGAACCGTAATCTGGACTGACCCGCGAGACCAGTGCCAATATAATTGCGAGAAGTGCGAGGACGCCCCCCATGATCAAGATGGGCTTGCTCAACTTGGACTCTTCCTTCTGAATCTTTTGCGTCGATTGTTCAGATCCAAAAATTGTAAAGTATCCTGCAAATTCGCGACACACGTGGTACAGGAAGAAAAGCATAAAGGCGAAAATAAGATGGTTGAAAAAGAGGTCGGGGCGGCCGCGGGTCATGGTCAGAAACATGGCGGCGAGCGCACCAAACCCAGCAGTCGCCAAAGCGTCCTGCATAAACTTGGTTGGGTTCGCGGCCACGTAGGAAACGTTACCGTTGATTGTAGCAAGGGCAATAAGGGCGGCAATGAGCCCACCCTTTCCAACGATGGCTAATTTTTCAAACCCATTCGTTGCCCACGTTGGAGGGGTGCGTAGAGGGACGCCGTTCTTTACAAGACGCTGACCGATTGTCGTTGCGAGAATGATTAAACAGCAGGCTGACAATGTCCCACCCATGCCGACGCCAATATTCACAGCTTCGCTCGTTTGAACTGGGGGTTCTGTAGTTGGGCTCGCCATTCTACTTTTTCACAAGAAAATAAGCGGTGCCAGCCGCCAGTGCCGTCCACAGGACCAGATGGTCCAGCTTGTTCATGGCTTGAATCTGCTCAGGAGGGAGCTTATCAAACTCCTCCTTGTAGCCCGGAGGTTTGAACGGAAGCCAAATGTACCGACCGAACGGAACGAGCGTGGGCTTGAGTTTGTCTTTGCAGTCGTACGAATAGTCATACCATGCGAGAGCGATATAGGGAAACCATATCAGAAAAGAGAGGACCCAGAGATTCTTGTGTGGCAAGTACCAGTATCCACCGGCAAGAATCGCTGTAAAGATGATGCACTTTATGTTCAACGCAAATGGGTGACCGGGAAAGAGACCACCGGTCATTTATATAGACTAATATAATTTGAGCCCGAAGGGCTCCCTTATATGGGTTTGTTACCGCGGAGCGTCACGGCCACCTTCGGTGGCCAGTTCAAAACTTATTTTTGAACAACATAAAAATCAGAGCGAGGGCCAAAAGAATAATTAAAACAATTTTGAAATCAAATTTATTACTCCATTTTTTCATGGCTTGTTCGGGATCAAGTGTGGGTTTCCCAATACGGGAATTCACACGGTTATGAATGTGAACTGACCATCTGAACAAAACGAATGGATCGTTCGAGTCGGGAAGAGGAATCTCTTTCAAGAGATCTGAAAAGTGATCGGCACACATGGGACAGGGGATAACACTTGCGAATTCTTGAACAAAATTAGGAGTGATGGTTCCGGCCAAACACAAAAGGTGGAGAGTTCCCCAAAGGTTCGGACCCCATATTTCAGGTGGAACACCCATATTCTATTTTTAGTTGAGAAAAATCTTACTGGGTCGCGGTTTCTTCCTCAGCCTCGGGCTCGGGCTCGGCCTCGGGCTCGGGCTCGGGCTCTTTGGAAGCGTTCAGAGCCTCCTCGATCAGGGCGGATGCGCGTGGAACGGGAACATCGTCTTCCTCGACCTCATCCACCTTGACCCACGGGGTTCCGGAGGAACCCCCAATGTGGACAAACTGGGAAGCAATGACCGCCTTGTCCTGAGATGTGATGGTCCCATCGGCACCAAACACAAACTCCTCGGGTTCACCGCCCTCGTGGAGGAGGTCCGCGCGGTGATTCACGTAGTTACCCGTCTCGGTGTTCTTTATGTAAGAGCCCTCAAGGACGTAGGTGTTGGGGGTGGTTCCAAGCTGGACGCGACCGAAGATTCCGGAAGTCCAGAACAGACCAGACACGGGGTCCTGAAGCGTGAAAGGCATTTAGTATTCGCAAGTATTTTTATTCGTTTATAAAAACGCCAAAACCGAAACGAGTAACAACTTTTTTAGAAAATTAATGTCCCCCTCTTACGGTGGTTCCTTACCCTCGGGCTCTATGTTCCCGAAGCTACATTTCTGTAGGGCCGGACTATATCTTAAGCTTTCGCCCACCAACACTTAGTCTCTGA